TTTAATCCCTTTAGCTCTATATCGTGTCTAACTTGCTCACACTTGGTCATATTATTATCTATAGAACATAATTGATTTTCTCTATACTCTTTGATTGGTGATACATGAGTATTTTCAAAAGTGCTTTTGCCAAAATGACATAATTTATTACACATCCAAGTTTTGTTGAGTCTAGGTTTTTTGGTTTTCTTTATTATTTCAAATTTATTTTTTAGCATTTCTTCTGTTGCTGGTAAATCTTTTTTATCAAATGATATACTAAATGGTCCGCCGTCATTAATAAAAAATATAGTAACCATTATATGCTCAATATCTGGATATAATTTTTGCACAGCATAGTGGTATATCCTTAGTTGTGGATCATTCTCTAGTTTTTCTTGTGTTTTTTCTTGCCCAGTAGCCCAATCTAATCTTTTGCCTGTTTTCCAATCTACAATTTCTAATGTCTTGTCATCTACTCTGGTTATCAGGTCTATAGTTCCTTTGATTGCGAGATTTCCTTCTATGACACCATCTTTTGTATCGTATTTATATGCTGCCCATGGTTTATCTATTAAAATATCAAAATGTTGTTCTGGACAAACAATATCTTTATTTCTTGGATCAAACATACCATTAGCATAATTAATAGCTTTGTATGTCCAATTATAACAATCTTTATAGTCTTTATCTGACCATTTGTGGTGAGAAAATTTAGAAGTATAATATTTATAAACTTGTTCTATTATATGATCTAAATTATATTTTGATGTTGATATTTCTCCTAATATATCATCATTAATACTTTTATGAGAATTCTGTTGAGCCTGTTTTATACAGGCTAGGATCTCTAGTGCTTTGTGAACTATTGTTCCCTTGTCGGCCTTTTGATTGCTTGGACCCCTCCATCCTAGAACATATTCAAAGAAATATTGTTGCTCACACATAGAGTGAGTATTATAAGATGAACTTCTAAAATAAGTAATTATAATGGTAATATTCCTTTTTCTTTGAGAAAACTATCTAAGGTTTTATTTTGCTCTGTAATAGATAAGCAGTGATTGCTAATAATTAAATCAAAATTTGATTGATCGTAATTATCTATATCCAAGGCAGTTTCACTAGAATGATCAGAATGATAGGGGTCTCTGGTCAATTTAATAACTATGCCACCGGCATTACGAACAACATCGACTTCATTAGGAAATCGACAATCAGCAATAATAGCTATATCAGGATTTTCTCTTTGAATCTTATTAATTGTGGCACTAGCCCATACATCATTCTTCATTTTTCTAAAAATATCTGTGCCCACAAATTGCATAACTTCTCTTGCTGTAAGATTATGATCTTCCCAAACAATATCAGTTTTTGTGTTTTTTTGAACATCATCTCCATAACACTGATCATAAGATAATCCTAATATATTAATACAAATCTCCTGCTTAAGAGGATCTGCAAAATTATATATCTTTACAGACCCGGTAGGATTATTTTGTCTAAAAAGATTCTCTATAAATTCGGAACACGTTGTTTTGCCAGATTGTTTGCGACCAGCAAATGCTATAATTTTAGGACTCATTTAATTTCATTCTTTATAAATTGTTTAATTTGAATATCTATCTCCTCAGATGTCATATCGCCTATATCATTTTTGCATATAACTGGTCTATAGATTCTATAGATTTTTTTGCACTTATCCGTAATTTGTTGATATGCTTTTTCGCCCGCTTCATCATTGTCTGTTAGTACTATAATATTCATAGCTCCAGAACAATCAATTAATAATTTTTGTCTATCACTTAAATTACATCCAAAGATAGCCACACTATTATGAATGTCATTCTGTTCTAATCTCCATACATTTCCTGGGCTTTCAACTATAATGATGGTTTTTGTTTTTTGTATATAATCTTTTGCATTAGCAAAATTATATAAATGATTTTGACACTTAAATCCATGATTATGTTTCCACTTAGAAAACTTCCAAAGATTTTCTTTATCTGGGCATGCGTCTAATGGATCATGAAATCCAGAACATTTTGTACATTTTTCGAATATGCTTCTTCCGGTACAGCCTATAACGTGTTTTCCTTCATGACAGTAAATTGGAACAACAACACGATTATACATCTCTTTATTTGGCTTATTGCATAGTCCTATATCATATTTATTTAATATATCTTTAGTATAGTTTCTATCTAAATAATATTCTGCAGGAATCTCTAGAGATTGTCTTACTTGAGTTCTAGTAATTTTTGGCAAAGATCCTTCTGATTCTGGCTGCGTGATATTTTGAACAATTCTCGTGAAGGATGTTTTTTCAGCTTGTGTTTTAGAAACACTGATTTGTTTAATATCTTTATTTATGAATTGCAAAGCAAATTTTACAGCCTCGTCAAACGAACAAGTATCATCTCCTTCTTTTGACCAGTTATATTTTTGTTTTGAAATAACACCCCTAATGAAACCTATAATAGATCCTTTGAAAATATTGTCGCATCCATGTGTTCTGCACTTCCAATTGCCCCTATAATAGTCTCCATGAGGATATACATTAACAGCAGATGGATTGTCTCCTCCATGTATGGGACAACACATCGTTATCATTTTATTATTTACTTTATATTCTATGTTAAGAATATTTAATAAATTTTCTATATCGTCACAAATATGATCACAAACTATTTTTAGTCTGGATTGATCATGTAAAGGAGATTTGGTTTTCTTCATTGTTTTCATCTACTATAAATCCATCTTTTTCTGTATTCTTTCCACTACTTAATTCTAGTTTAGTTTTACCCTCTGTAATTTTGGCACACCAGCCCTTCATATTGCAATTAATATAATCATTATCATCTAATCCGCCTCCGTGGCGACTGATAAGAGGAACTAATTTTCTATTACCACTTTTTGATCCGTCCTCTGCTATTTCTTCATCAGACTTCCTCTTAAAAATAGTAAAGTTACTACATAGCCAGATAATTCTATCTGAGCCAGATGCTGTGTCTGTGCTTTCTTTACTAATACCATCTCTATTTAATTGAATAAAACTCAATATTGGAACTTTGTATTTAATAGCAAAATTATGTAATGATGTCATCATAAAGCCTAAAAGTTGATATTCTTTTAGGTCTTGAGACATACCCTGAGTATCCATGAGTTTGAGATAGTCATAAAAAATAACACAATCTTTTGCTGTTCCATCGGGATTTAACCCAACATCTTTAACAAGCCATCTCCTCATAATAGATAATTGTTCATCAAATGGTTTGCCTGCAATGCATTTATAATATAACTTAGTTTTTTCTAATTCTTTTACAGCATCATAGATTTTAGTTTTTTGATCATTGCTTTCTCCAAATTTACCTGTTTCAATACTATTGATCTCTATTTCAGTCATCATAGCCAGAATTCTATTGATATGGTCTTCTTTAGTCATTTCTGTATCCATATTCAATACTGGTAATTTGAGTTTATTTGCTATATAAAATCCCATGTTATCTGCTAATAATGTCTTCCCTGTTTTGGGTCTAGCGGCAATAACATTGACTGTTCCTTTTCTTAATCCTCCTCCAATTGCTTGATCGTATATCGGGAATCCTGTAGATATACCAACTTGATCAACTTTATTTTCTTCTAAGAATTGAACATATTCATTAATATTATGTCCTATAGATATAGGATTATTTTCAGTATCGCTAAGTTTTGAAGCAAAATCAAATATGGTATCCTCAGCTACTCCCAAAATTGAACTAATAGGCTCACTTCCTGTAACATCTAATAGTTTTTCTTTTGCTGTTTCTAATTCTTTATGCAATAATCTTGCTATTTCAAGTTTTCTGATTTTAGCAGCAAACTTTCTAATATTCTCTGTGCTAACAGGAAAATCCAGTATTGCTTTTAAATGCTGGACTTCTTCTTTTTTTGATAAGATATGAGAAAAGCCAAGTTCCTGAGCAACAGAGTATATTGATGCTATGTCTATAGTTGGTCTGTGTTCTTTTTCACAAATATTTTTAAGACACTTATAGATTATAGCATTACTATCAACAGTAAACGATGTTTCCTGTACAATATCTGCAATATCTAGATATGTAGTTTCGCCATATGCACATATACCAGCTAGTACAGCTCTCTCGGCTGCAGGATCACACAGAATCATATTATCTCCAATAATTAATGTTTATTCTTTGTTTTTTGTATCGATAGCATTATATTTGA